TCTATACATTTTTGCAAATGGTGATTATCTAAACTTGGATCAAAACCCAATCGTGGATATCTTAGATCCAGATGATGAACCAATATCGGGTTATACGGGACTTACAACTTGTCTTATTAGTAGGGGGGTTTATGAAGTCACAATACCACCATTATCAGGATATAATACACCGTGTCAATTCACCGACAAGTGGACAAATATTATCGCTCAAGGAAATAATCTTGATGACATTGAAAATCAATTCGTTTTACAACCTTCTTCAGCATTTTATCAAATCGGAAGTGTTTCAAAAGACCCTCTTTTATATGGTTTCGATTTTAGTGGTATAAAACAAAATGAAAAAATCGTAAACACAGACATTCGTAAAGTAATGGTTGTGATAAAACAAGCTTACACAAGTGCATTTGTTTTACAAAACATTGAAGCTCAATACAGAGTATATGTGAGGGAAGGAAAAACAGAAGTTGAAGTTCAGGGATGGACACCAATTAACAGAACACCAAATGAATACTATTTTATTTTTGATACTAGAGATAAAATTCCAAATGAATATTATGTTGATATTAAAGTGAATACTAGTGGACAAAAAGATACTTATAAAAGACAATTAACTTTTCAAATCGTCAACGAAAAATGAAAAAACTTATTTTAACTAAAGAACAATACGAAAAATTATCTGAAATTATATCTGAACAAGAGGATAGATATATGTTTTTCTCTAACTTGGAACAAATTCAAACCCAAGCCAGTGAATTATTAAAATATGATAAAAATCAAGTTGAGCAATTATTAGATAATGGACATGATTGGGCTCAAGATCATATCGCATCATCAACCGAGTCAATTGATCAAGTTTATGATTTTATGAAAAATAATTTGAATGATCAAACTAATATGATGCAAGAACAATCAATATCCTCTAGTATTACAAATGATATTGAATGTTTAAAAAATATAAACCAAAAAATTAATTGGAAAGATGTATTAGCTTGGTTCAATGAAAATAATATTGAGTATTTAGGAATGACTGATCTGGAAATGTATATCAAATACTTGGAGGAACAATCAAAAACAGACCAAATTCAAGAGGGTCGTAAAAAAACTGGAACTAAATTATGTGCTCGTGGTAAAGCGGCCGCTAAAGCAAAATTTGATGTTTATCCTAGTGCTTACGCTAATGGTTACGCAATCCAAGTTTGTAAAGGAAAAATTAAAGGATTGGATGGTAAAAAAAGATGTTCACCACCTTATTGTTGATTTGGTTTTTTGAAATATTCACGTTATATTTATGACACAAACTAAGACAATGAAAAAAATCTATACAGAAGTCAAACGATTTTTCAAAAAAAAGTACATCGAAACTCTTAGGTACTTGAGACCAAAAATGCAATCAAGATATGAGATGATTGCATTTAAAATTTGTATAAATTTAATTGAAGATGCTACAAGTGAGCTTTTAATGGCACCAATTACAAACAAACGGTACATCAAAAATGATGATAAAAACTTGTTTGTTACAATTGACTCAGTCAATGTAAACATTGTAAATGACCATTGTGCTTACAATGTTTTCTTAAATGAATTTCTCCACCAAAAATTAATTGAAAAATTCAACCAAAAAATTGAATTAAAAAGATCTCTGATGGAAAAAAAGATTACCCAGAATATTAAATATTCCCTTAGAGGTATTCTTCATTTTCTTGAATCGTAGGACAAATCTCTTTTGCCATTTTCTTGGCATCTTTTTCATCAATGAGTCCTATTCTGAACATTAGACAATAGTATTTGGAATTTTGTTCTAAATGATCCTTAGCAATTTCTTTTGCCCTTTTTGGATTTTTAGTGTGCTCCAATTCTACTAATGTCCCTAGTTCGAGCATTTGTTTTCGATTAATTGTTTCCTGCAGAAGATTTTTAATAATGGCTCTCATAGCCTCGTTTTTTTTGGTTTTTTTAGGTTTATATGATGTGTACACAGGTTTTTGACCTTTACCTGATTGTGTATCTTTTTTTTCTGCAGTTCTTTTTTGTTGACAAGCTGCTTTTTTTTGTGCGTCTGTCATCTTTGATGCAACACTCTTAGCTCTACATTTCGGATATGCACCTTTATCCGTGTCACCTCTACCACATGGTGGATGTCCACCACCTTCTTTTTTACGGCAAATGTTAACCCAAGGCCCTTGCGGTTCTTTACTACCTTTCTTCTTTTTTTTTGTCCCAAACCAAACGGCCAAATCTTCCCTGAGTTGATTATTCACTATTTTTTATTATTTTATTGTAAATATTACATAGATGGAAAATTTTACAAATCAAAATATTTTAGGTACTCTTTTTGGTACTATAAATTACGATTCTGAGGAAAATTTAAATAAATTTATAGATGAGTTGAATTCATCTCAAGCGGTGTATTGTTTACACCAAGCAATAAATTATGCTCACTCACAATCAATTTTTACAATAAAAGAAACTGAAATTTTGTCCAAATCTTTAAGAATGATTTTTCAAAATAAATCAGATCAAAATACGGATATCCAACCTTAAAATTTATACAAAAAAAAAGGGACAATTACTTGTCCCTTTTTTCAATTACCATTGAGAAAATTAACGCAATTCTCTCAAATCGAAAGTACGAATACCATCACATGTGACACGTCCGTAGAAACGGTTGTTAACCATTTTCTTAGCGTATCTTGTCATTATACCTTTGATAGGTGTAAAGTTGAATGGATTGTACATTGTAGGTGTCAATTGTAGAGGTACATACGGAGCGTAAATGTAACCTGTATCTAACAATGACGTACCTTTGTGTCCGATGATAAGTTGGTTCGGTGGGAAGTAAGGATCCCTATAAACCTGATATCTACCAGATAATGTACCAATTCTCTCAATACCCATATTGTATTGATCTTGTTCAGGAGCCGCGTTTGATACGTGGAAATATTCCAAATCATCGAAGATCGCTGAAATTTCCGAAGAACAAACAATCCAGTTAGCACCGCCTCTTAATGTCGACTTGTGAATTTGTGCCGACAACTGATTGATAGCGGTGATAAGTGTTTGGTTCCAGTCTTTTTGAGTGTAAGGAGTTGTACCAGTAGAAGCTAATCTCTTCCAACCGTTGTAATCCCATCTCAAGTTCCATGCAGCACCTTTTCTCAAATCTCTCAAAATTTCTCTGTCGATTTCAGCCGCAACTTGTTCAGAAAGAAGAGCTGTTAACTCAGCTTCTGCATCAATGTTATGGAACGCTGAAACGTCTTGAGCAAGTTCAGGAGACCATTGTGCTCTCAATTTTCTTTCTGTAACAGAAACTGTAACAGATTCTAAATCGAAAGAAACTTCACCAATTTTATCTTCAAATTCAAGCTCTTTGTAAAGTCTATAAATAGCTCTGAATGCTTGATTGGCTTCAACTGTAGAAGAAAAAGTAGAACCAGTGTAACCATCCATAGATGTGTCACCACAATTAATACATACAGGTACTTGTAAATCAACTTCTAAGAAAATTCGTCCATTAGCATCACATACATTATTGTATGCTCCACCAGAGTTATTATTAGTTGGCCAAGTAGTATTCGTTTGACTACCGTATTGTACAATACCTTTACCGTATTTTTGTGTTACAACTCTAAATAGATATGGATTAGTAGTACCACTTGTGTAGGCATTGGTCGAAGAACCAAAAATATTCAATCCAGAAAGGAATTCTTCAGTGTCCATTGTGTTACCATTTGGTCCAATCAATTGACCAGCACCAGCATTTGAGAAACCACTCATTACAATAATTACCTTACGATAATCGCTTTGGGTATAAGCCGAAGGAATTAAAGATCCACCAGCATCCCAAGCGTAGGTGACAGTGCTTGCTGTGACTGCAGTCCACTGACCTTTAGAATAGTCGAAAAGACCTGGAGGGTTAAGAGTTGCCTCATCACCTTCATAGAATAAATCGTAAAGATCTTTTTTATAGTATGGATTGTAAGTACTGTTATTATTAACCGCATAACCCGCATCTTGGTCACCTGGATAGTTTCCTGGTGAACCGATCGGAGCATAGTGTTCACCACTCTGTCCGTACCAACCCAAATCATTATTACCAGTACCACCAGAATAACCTTGGATCTTTGGAACAAAATAGAACAATTTACCAATAGGTAAGTTCATAGCTTGAACCGATACGATATCGTTCGCCAAAAGTTTGGAGAAAACCCTTCTTACGATAGGGAATACAACAGTTTCAAATGAACCGCTGTCTGAAGTTGTTGACGCTTCGTTTATCAAGAAAGACGCTTGGTTCTCATACAATTGAGCAACGTTTTCTTTCATGTGGCCTCTAAGTCCTTCTAAGAACCCAAGTTTGTCCCACTTGTTAATTGTGTCTTCTTTGATAACTTTAAGGTGTTTCAACCCGATATTACCAACTAGACCGCTTTCTAATAATGCACCCATTTTAGTTTTATTTAGTTTTTATTTATTTGTTTATTTTTTGCATGATATCCTTCATTCGCATGAACTGAGGATTTTCATAAGTTTTTGATTCAATTAAATTTTGTGATGATCCTGAAGAATGTGTTTTTTCGATTTTTTCCATTGATTCAGTAACCACATTTTTATTTGAATTTGTTAATTCATTTTTGACTGCGTTGTACAAATTTTTAGATTCTTTAATTGTCTCAACTTCATCAAATCTTCTTAAGATGTTAATCTTTTCTTGTTTGGACGTAGAATGTTCTGTGAATAACCTTGTAGCGTAAGCCAAATTTGAATTGAAAACAGCAACTTCATTAAGTTTTTCTCTGAAAACATTCAATGCTTTTTGATACTCAACATTTTTTTGTCTCAAAGATTCAACTTCTTCTCTAACTGCAGAATTAGGAATTACTTTCATTTTTGGTAGACCTTTTCTTGGACCAAAATTTCTTGTTCCATTACCTAGAGTTCTAGCCGCCTCTTTAGTTTCACCTTTAGAGAATGCTCCAGCAATTCTTTTTTCAACCGCTGATATGTCATGTTTCTTTCCTTCTTTGTATTCAAATTTTTTCGGAGAAAGATTCATTCCAGTACCCTTTGGTTTGAATTTACCCATACCTTCTTTAGTTTCAGCTTTAGGTGCGGTTTTTGGACGTTTCAAAGGGTCTGAAAATCCTGGCCTTGTTCTCGGTTTTTCTTCCTTATCAGTTTTAACCTTTTCTTTTTCTTTAGGTTTTGTTGTAGTAGACTCTTTAGTTTCAGCTTTGGAACCCAATTTTTTACCTGATTTCCAGTTAGAAAACATAATAGGTTTCATACCAAACTTGGATTCGTAT